GCCACCATTGAGGGGTTTTCGCGTGTCGACTTTGACAAGAAACCAATCAAGAAGGCGATGCGCGGCGTCGGCCAGAAGGTGCAGACAGATGCGCGCAGGCTGGTGGCACGCAGGGCGATTTCAGCAGCAGGGGAATACCCCGGCCAATCCACCGGCACTTTGCGCAAATCCACAAAATTCAAGTTAAGCAAGCCGGGCTTTCTGGTAACGATCGCGCCACGCCCTGGCAACGGCACTATCAAGGCCGGTGAGTTTTACCCTGGCATTTTGTATTACGGCGTACGCCGTGGAGCGGTTCGCCGCAAAGACAAAAAGAAACAAACAGGTGATGGCGCATGGCGCATTGCGCCGCGTGGCAACCATGTAGTGGATGCGGCTGAGAATCGCCGCGCATGGGCGCAATCAGCTATTGCTGATGCGCTTGAATCAGCATTGATCTGGAAATAATCCATGCAACTCAGTTTGATCATCACGCAGCTGCGCACCTATTGCGCGAGCTTTAGCAGCCGCGTGGGCGGTGCAGCTGAGTGGAGCGTGATTCCTGATGTTACAGCGCTGACATTCCCGTGCGCGTATGTGGTGCCGCTGGATGATAACCCCGGCGCGCAGCGTTCAAAGAACGGTTACCGGCAAGAAATTCGTGATGGCTTTGCAGTGATTATCCGCATTGCAAATACCGCTGATGAACGTGGGCAAGCGGCCAGTGACACGGTGCGTACTTTGCGCGCAGAAATCTGGAAAGCATTACTGGGTTTCCAGCCATCAACAGCATACGGCGCTATTGAATATGAAGGCGGCAACCTGCTGCAAATTAACCGTGCAGTGCTGGATTACCAGCTGGAATTTTCAGCCAGCATGGAGCTGGATGAAAGTGATACCTGGCTATCTGTGCGGGATGCGGCATTGCCGGATCTTGAAGGCATAACGATCAATGTGGATGCGATTGATCCATTCGCTGATCCAAACCTTGAACAGCCTGGGCCAGATGGCCGCATTGAATTTGTTACCACCATTGGAGACTTAGACGTCTAACCGAACCAAAACCCACCGCGCGTTTGCGCACACCTGAAACACCAGCAACCGCTCTGGAGGCTTTGCCATGTCTGTATCTTTTAACAATATCCCCTCGAATATCCGGGTGCCGCTGTTTTATGCAGAGGTTGACAATTCACAAGCAAACAGCGCGCAAGAAGTACAGCGCACGCTGATCATTGGCCAAATGCTGGCTGCCGGCACGGCTGATGATAACGTGCTGGAGTTTGTAAGCCGCACGGATGATGCCAAAACCCTGTATGGCGCAGGTTCCATTCTTGCGCGTATGCATGAAATTTACCGTGGCATTGATCCATTTGGTGAAGTGTGGTGCGTTGGCGTGCCTGATGCATCCGGCACGCAGGCCACTGGCACGCTGGTGCTCACTGGCCCAGCTACTGCGGCTGGCACTATCAACCTGTACATTGCGGGCCAGAAAATTGCAGTTGGCGTATCGTCTGGCGATAGCATCACCACCATTGGCGATGCCATTGAAGCGGCTGTGAATGCAGAGGCTAGCTTGCCAGTCACTGCTGATAACGTTGCTGGCACTATCACGTTCACTGCCAAGCATGATGGCACGCTGGGCAATGACATCAAGCTGCAGCTGAATTATCGCGGGCTGGCCGGCAACGAATCTTTGCCTGCCGGCATTGGCGCCACTATTACCGCTATGGCGTCTGGTGCCACTGATCCCACGCTAACGGCTGCCATCGCAGCGCTGGGTGATGAAAAGTTCGATTTCATCATTCACCCGTTTTCAGATACCACATCACTCACAGCATTAAAAACGTTGATGAATGACACGGCTGGCCGGTGGTCATACCTTAAAAAAATCTATGGCCACTGCTACACAGCCAAGCGTGGCACAGCCGGTGCGCTGGCTACGTTTGGTGATGGCATCAATGACCAACACCACACCATCGTGGGTATTGAGGCGAATATGCCTACCCCGCTGTATGAAGTGGCCGCCGCTTACGGTGCAAAAAATGCAGCGTTCCTGCGTGCGGATATCAGCCGGCCGACCCAAACCGGTGAGTTGGTCGGTGTGTTGCCTGCCCCTGCAGGCTCTCGCTTTACGATCAGCGAAAAACAAAGCTTGCTGGAAAACGGCATTGCCACGCAAACCTACGGTGGCGGGGCAGTACGTGTTGAGCGTGCTATCACTACTTACCAGAAAAACGCCAACAACCTGCCGGATGATTCTTATCTGGATTCTGAAGACATGCACAAAATTGCGTATGTGTTGCGGGATCTGGAGGGTGTTATCACCTCCAAATATGGCCGCGCTGCCCTGGCAAATGACGGCACCCGTTTTGGCGCTGGCCGTGTGGTTGTCACGCCGGCCATTGCCCGTGGTGAAATCATTGCCCGCTGTTATGTCCTGGAAGAATTGGGATTGCTGGAAAACATCGAAGTGATGAAGCAATACCTGATTGTGGAGCGCGCTGGCAGCAACCGCCTGAATGTTCTGTTCCCGCCTGATTTTGTAAACGGCCTGCGCATTTTTGCTTTGCTGGCGCAGTTCCGTTTGCAGTATCCCGCCACCGCTTAATCATCACATTTCATAGAGGGTTTTTATCATGGGCCAACGTATTGCGGGTACCTGTTATTTCAAGGTGGATGGCGAACAGCTGGAACTGGAAGGCGGCATTGAAGTTCCGCTGTTCAAAACCAAGCGTGAAGCCACTGAATCGATTTCAGGGCCTACCGGTTTTTACAAGGAAACGGATGTTATCCCGTTCATCAAGGGTTCGTTTCTGGTGCCGGATTCTTTCCCGTTATCCAAGCTGGAATCTGGCACGGATCTCACCATTACTGCTGAGCTGGCAAACGGCATGGTGTACACGCTGTCTGGCGCGTTCATCGTGGGTGATGCCGCACTGAAAGGCGATGAAGGCAAAGTGGATCTGGAATTCAATGGCAAGAAAGGTGACTTCCAGTGAGTGCCGAAAAAACCACGGTGACATTGAGCAAACCTATTGAGCATGCCGGTGATGAAATCGTGGAGATTTCACTGCGGGAAATGACAACGGCAGACATTACCAAATGCGGTTACCCCATCCAGATTCTGGATGGTGGTGCATCGCTTCCCAACGCCCCTGCTATTTCCGCGCTCATTGCCCGTCTGGGCGGTTTGCCGCCATCGGTAGTGGGGAAGTTAAGCGCCCGTGATTTCAATGCCTGTATGGGGGTTGTGCTGGGTTTTTTAGGGGACGGGGAAGCGGCCTAGTAGAGCTGGCTTTCTCCCTGGGATATTTCTACCGGTTAGATCCGCAGGTGATGCTGGATAAAAGCATCGCTGATTTGTTGTTGTACGAACAGCAGGCTTTCAGGCTTAAAGAGGAAATGGATCAGTCATGAGCAACAAAGACGCCACATTGCGCGCCACGTTCACGGCAGTGGATAAGGTTTCAAAACCTTTATCTGCCATGAACAAAAACATTGCTGGTGTGCGTAAAGCCATGAGCGGTGTAAGCGCGGCTGGTTCCAAGCTGGCCGATGCCATGTTGCCTGTTACGGCTGCTGGTGCGGTTGTGAGCGCGTTTGCTGTGAAGGCAGTGAAAGGGTTTCTGGATACCAGTGGTTCACTGCAAGACATGAGTGATCGCCTTGGTGTATCTGCTGAGAAGCTGCAGGAGTGGCAGTATGTTGCCGAGAAAAGCGGTGTATCCGGTGAGGATATGCAGGGCAGCATGGAGAAGCTGAACAAGGCTATTTTTGCAGCGGGTTCTGGCAAGGGTGATGCAGCCAAGCTGTTCAAGAAATTGGGCATCAGCGTTAGGGATGCCAATGGCAAGCTGAAAACATCGGCAGACATCATGCCGCAGCTGGCAGATGCATTCAAAAAGAATGAAAACCCGACATTGCGCACGGCCATCGCTATGCAGCTGATGGGCAAATCAGGCGGTGCAATGATCGGTGTGCTGTCACAAGGCAGCGAAGCCATCAAGGCACAACAGGATGAAGCCCGCAAACTGGGGCTGGTGCTGAGTGATGCGGATATAGCAGCTGGCGATGCCTTCAGTGATGAACAGCTGGGGAAATTTAACAAGCAACTTCAGGCCATTGGCATGACTATCGGGGCGAAATTGATCCCCGTGCTCGCGCCATTGGTGCAGCAGATGAGTGATTGGCTCAGTGCAAACCGCGTGCAAATTGCCGATGGTATCGCCCGTGCTGCTGCTGCCATTGGTGATGCCATTAGAAATACAGACTGGGCCATGGTTGGCACAGCCATGAAATTGATATTCGGTGGCGTGATGCTGGCTCAGGTGGTATCCATTGGAACGGCCGTCTACGGGCTCGCTGCTGCTATGGGAACGCTGGGTGTGGCGCTTGCCCCGGTCATCATCGCATTTGCGCCCATCATCGCTGCAGTGGCCTTGCTGGGCGCTGCAGCGTATCTGTTATGGAAAAACTGGGATGATGTTATCGGTGGATTGAAGGCGCTGTGGGAAGACTTCAGTGGCTGGATCACGCCAAAAATTGAATGGATTGTGAGCAAGATTGCAGGGGTTGGGAAAATCTTTTCTGGCTTTGGTGGCTTGTTCGGTGGTGGCGGTGATGCCACTACAGGCTCTGGCCGTGGGCGTGGTGCTGTGTCTGGTTTGAATACCGGTAACAAGCAAAATGTGAACGGTGAAATGGTGGTGCGTTTTGAGAATGCCCCGCCTGGCACACGTGCCGAACCCGGTAAAACCAATCAACCTGGCTTCAGTTTGAACCCGGATGTGGGCTACCGCTCACAAGCATGGGGCGCTACCTGATGGGCTGGAAAGACAAACTGCAGCCAGCCAGCTTTCGTGGCGTTCCCTTTTTTGTAGAAGGCGACGATGCCACGTTTGGCCGCCGCACGCAGGTGCATGAATACCCGCAGCGGGATAAGCCATTTGCTGAAGACCTCGGGCGCGCCACGCGTGAATACTCGCTCACTGCTTTTATCGTGGGTGCAGATTTTCAAGCGCAGCGTGACAAGCTGCAGGCAGCTATTGAACAGGAAGGTGCTGGCCAGCTTGTTCATCCGTTCTATGGTCAGATTGTTGTTTCGGTAAAAGATTACCGCGTATCACATAGCCGTGAAAACGGTGGCATGTGTACCATTTCCATGAGTTTTGTGGAGGCGGGTGAATTATCTTTCCCGCAGGCGAAGGACCGCACACAGTCATTGGCTACACGCGCGGCGGATAAATTAAGCACATCCGCGCTCATAGATTTCACCAGCAAATTTACAGTGACTGGTTTTGCAGATTTTGTGAGCACAGCGGCATTGGCAGATATCACCAGCGTGATTGATGCTGCAAAAACTGGTTTGAAGTATGTGAAAAATCCTGGGGCATTGGTGGATGTTGTAGCCAGTGATTTGAACCTGACCGATGCAGACAGTGTTGGCGGTGCATTGCAGGGTTTATTTGCCAGCGCATCCAGCTTGTATGAATCGGCGGCATCACTGAGTAAGACCGGACAAGCCAGTTACTACGGCAGCCATGCTGGTGGTGTGCTGGACCTGTACAATTCGCTCACCGCTGAAGATACCAGTACGGGCCGCACGGCAGCCAGAAAGCAGCTCACCAAAAATCGCAATGCGGTGACCGCCATTGTGCGCAGGCAATGCCTGGCACAAGCGGCTGGTGCTGCGGCGTTGATGCCTGCACTGGTGCAAGACGATGTGCAAGACATTCGCAACCGCATTGGTGCGGCTGTTGATGTGGAATTGCTCACGGCGCCAGATGAATTGATTGATGCGTTACTGGATCTGCGCAGTAGCGTACACAAAGATTTAACAGATCGCGCGCGTGATTCTGCGCGGCTGGAGATTGTAACGCCGCCAATGCCGGTACCAGCGGCAGTGCTGGCGTATGACTTGTATGAAGATGCTGCGCGCGGGGATGAAATTGTTGCCCGTAATCGGGTGCCGCATCCCGCTTTTGTTTCTGATCCTGTTTCTGTTCTTAGTCGATAATTTCGAGGGGTATTGTATGGCTTATGTTCGCGCAACTGATGGAAATATGATCGATGTTGATTCTTTGCCCTGCACTAATACATACAGCGGTGATTTGATTGCAACGGAAACGGTTGTTGACCCTGTAACCGGCAACACCTACCGCAAAACCTACACGTGGACTGGCAGCACGCTGACATCTGAAACAGGGTGGGTGAAAGTATGAGACTTGGTGAATTAATAAAGCGCCTGAATCAGTGCGGCATCCGTACCGGCGCAAACAGCGGCAGCTACGCAATGACCGGCACATGGGTAGAGTTAGTAGCTGCTCATGCTGCTACGCCATTTGCCGATGGCACCAATCTGCTTTGTAGTTCAGGGCTAGGGTTCGTTGTACGCCCTGTCGGAGGGCTGTTGATGGTATCCACCCCGCAGATCGGCAGGCAGTCTATCTCCAGTTCTTCTGGTGTGGTGACAATAGACTTGCACAGCGGATACTACTCCAACGAGCTGACGCTGACAGAGAACGTCACCAGTTGGTCATTCACGAACCTACCGTCAACAGGCGAGGTTATTGAGAAGCTCGTCCCAATCGTGCAGCACGCTTCAGCAGCTAAGACTGTTGTTAGTCCAGCAACCTCTGGTAAAACGGCAGGAGGCATTGCGTGGGTAGCTGACACGACTCTTGGGAGCCGCGAAGTGCTGGCAATAAGGGTAGATGCAACGGGAACTGTGACGCTGTTCCCTACCGGCAGACAGGTCTAATCCATGTCAGCCATGATGAACCTCGCAAAGCAACGGGCAGCAATGGTTGTCGGGGATTTTGACTTCCGCAACAACGGCGCACCGCTGACAGCCCTGCCTGCAATCCTGACTGCACTCAACGCCACCTACACCCGCAACAGCGTCAAAAACGTCGTCCAGTCTGGCGCTTTAGTAGCACTGACTGCCAATCAATTCGGCACCAGTTACGATCCTGCTGCGTCAGAATACGGCTACGTCCCTGAGCCTGCGGCGACGAATCTCTGCACTAATAGCGATGGTGCTGCGTCAACATATACATGCAGCAATACAGCAGATGGCACAGCAGTCCCCGGATTCACAAACGGCATCGCGTTTGGTGATAATTCTGTTCAGCGGTCTGCGACAAAAGCAATCAGCGTTACAAGTGGAACCGTTTATAGCATCAGCTTTTTTGTTCTAATGGGTGATGGTAACGCTCCGGTTGTCGGCACAACAAACAGCACTGGCGACTTTTCAATCGCGCTAAATGCTGTAATTGCTACGACAAAATTAGAGCGTCTGATCGGTAGTAATATCTATCGCGTATCAGCGTCAATCACTGCAAGCGCAACTGCATCACACGCAGCGGGGTGTATCAAATACACCGGACAATCAGCCCGCACGTTCCACATCACCGGCATCCAAGTTGAAACCGGCTTGCGTGCTACCAGCTACATCGCTACAACCGGCTCAACAGCAAGCCGTTCTGCTGATGTGCTTACTGTGCCGCTGTGGATAAATAACGCTAAAGATTCTCAGGACGGCAGCACGGGTAATTGGGTTCGCGGGAATTCCTCTGTAACTACCTCAGGTACGGCACCAGACGGCACCGCAACGGCACAATTAGTCACGGCTACTGTGTCTGGAGTAGTGACGCTCTACGCCACTGGCATCAAAGCCCCCGCAGCAACAGTAACGTATAGTGTTTATGTAAAGCAGGGCAACAAGGCGACATGCCCACTGCTTCTACGCAATGCCACAACAGCAACCAATTTTACGCAAGGCACTCTGACGTTCGCCACGGGCGCTATAACTGGAGCTGGCTGGACTGTTACTAATGAGGGCAATGGATGGTTCCGCTGCAAGTGCACGCAAAGTACCGGCATCACCGTCGGTGATACGTTGTCTGCCTTTATCGGCTTTGCTGGTTTTGGCACAGATGTACTTTCGGACACAGTGTATTTCTGGGGCGCACAGATCCAGCCGGGTTCGGTGGCTACGGCTTATAGACGGACTGTTGGCAATCTTGAATTTAGCAAAAACAGGGCGTGGTACAGCGCGAACTGCACCGGCCCAACATGGCAGTTTTTTAATGTCAGCGGCTCTGCTACACAGAGCGGAAACGCATTCACATTCGGCGCATCTTCTACGGACAGGGTGAATGCTCAGAGCATTATTGTCGGTACTGGTTCGTACACGTATTCAGCGAAACTAAGCGGCAGCGGCAGCATCAGGCTGTCTGCTTATGACGGTGACACATCGTACAAAAATGCGCTTGTTATAACGCTAACGTCAACGCCTACGTGGTACACACTGACGGTAACGCTAACTGCCGGAGGTAATTCCGGTGTTTTGGGTATTAACAACAACGGTGCGGGAACTGCCGGAGCGTCATTCACGAACGATGGTGCCTTCAGGAATCACTGCACCAACGCTGGTGGCAAAGGTCACGCTGCCTGTCGCCGGCGCAGCCACTTTACGTGCTACTTTCCAGAATGTTGCATGACGCGGCAATTC